GTACGACTACCCATGCCTATATTAGTAGGCCCATAGTCTGCTTGTTTCTTTTTAAACAGTTCAAACATATCTTCTGTTATTATTTCAAAAGACTTACACATTTCAGGATATTGATCCTCTACTGATATAGTCTTTGTTACTATCTTATCACCTTTCCATTCGCTCATTTCCACCCCCTATACGATGCGCTTGCCATTACATAAGTGTAAATCCACCAACATTTTTTACCACCAGAAGCTTTGTTAGCCATTAATTGGTATCTCTCGTGAGGTGTTTTGCATTTATCGTAATCTCCATTAAAAGCAGGCAATGGTTTTTTGTTTTTCTTTCTATATTCACTACTCTTCATTTTTTACTCCATACATTTCGTCATATTTATTTTTTAATCCTTCTAAATATGCTGGGTTAGATTCATAATGTATTAGCTTTAAAATACTTTCAGCTTGTGCTAATCTTTCTTCTAAAACTTCTACTCTTTGTTTTAAAGTATTTACTGATTTAGCCATAGTATCTACTTTGTCTTCGTAATTTGCTATCCTATCATACTCTTCTCTTATCCTTACTCCCATTCTATTCTCCTTAAAATATGTATCTTATTTTTTGCCAAGGTATAATATTTTTATGATTATCTGTAAAATCATTTATATACTTTCGCTTTAGTTTATATTTGTATCTTATATTTTTACTACCATATTGTGATACTTTAGATTCCTGTATGTTAGGCTTCCATAAATGCTTTTCACCTTTAATATTGTTATCTATATTGTATTTGTGCATTTTCACATTGTGCGTTAAGAATATTGATTCTGCTTTAACATCAGGTTTAATATCATTGTTTACGTGCTTATCTATAAGTTCAAATAAATCATTATAATCATCTTTATGATCTTCATACATAATTACTGGCGAGTAATTAACATGTACATCATATCCTACATCGTAATATTTATTAATAGCTTTTATTCTATCTATAATCTTACTTGTACCAGGCTCTAATTTAGTAGATAATCTTTGTGGCATCAAACTAAATCTTATCCTTATCTTTCTATCTGCCTCATAGGAAAGTAATTCATCGTTTACATATTTTGTAGCAGCTGTACCCATAGCTTTCTCGTGATACTTAAAATAATCAAATATCAATCTCCAATTATGAAACTTAGAATGCAATACAAAATCTTCGTTACAGCTAAAGTCGTATGTATAATATTCTTCGTGTGTTTGATTAGGTATCTTAGGCCAAGGTAATTCTTCTGAATGCTTTTCTATAGCTATCAGTAAGTCTTCAGGGTTATTTGCTATTGTTAGACCTTTAGGTACATGTCTGCGCATATAGCAATAAGAACATCTATATAAACATCCAAAGCCAAAACTAGGTGTTATATAGTCGCTACTTCTACCAGACTCTCTGATAATCATAGCCTTTCTTTCTACGTATTTCATATGGGCTCTCCTTTATTTTAACTTCCAAACTCTTTGAGTCTTTTTATCTATAGATTTAATTAAATACATATCTTTTAAATCTTTTAAACTTTTAAAGCCTAAAGATCTTATTGCCCACCATGCATATATTCTAACTGTTTCACGAGTCCTGTCTTTTACTACAATAGACTCACCTACTTTAAGCTTGGCTATTATTTCAATATGCTTTTTTCTATATTCTCTTATATTCTCCCATTCTGTTTTAGGAATAGGAACATCTTTTTCTATTTTTATATTCATTTATCCTTTCTGGTAAACTTCCATCTCTAGTAATTCATTTACTATATCTTCGTTAATTTTTACATGGCCTTTATATATACCATCTATATATTTACTAACCATTTGTATTTTTAAGAATTGTCCATGCTTATCAGCAACTAGACTAATTCTTCTAAGTTTATATGTTGTCATTGGGTTCTCCTAAAATGTGGAGCAGGCAGCTATTCGGTAAGTTGCTATACTTTAAGGTAAGAAGCGTACCTGCTCTGTGCGTTTAAATTAAGATATTGCTCTACACAATCCGTCTACTATAACAGCATTTTGATTGTAACTAGCAACTGTTGGTTTATCTTTATGCCACAATATATCTGTAGCAGCATTAAGCAATCCCCAACCACTGGTTTCTGCATGATATTCTTTAGACGGATCTAAGAATCTATCTATTATATTACCCCACAATCCTGAAGGTAATTCAGATAAATATTCATGCCTAATTTTACCTAGTTCTTTAGATGTAATTCTTAAATCATCTAACTTTCTAAGGCTTGTTATCATATTGTCTAGTCCATGCTCAGATGTGCTATTAATAGTATTAACTACTTGAGTTAAATTATCTTCCCATCCTTCACTATTAGGTTCATGCTTAAATCTAAAGGTGTTAAAGAATTTCTTACTTAACATACCATTAGTACATATTAATCTATATAGCATCATAGAAAATCCAAAAGATTTACTACCATCATAGCTATTCCAAAACTGTATACCTAAAGCCATATCATCTCCTGGTTTTATATCACCAACAACATTTGTAGACCTTAATGAATACACATATCTTTTACCATCAAAGAATGTTTTGTCATGCTCAAACTGTATATTTGATGCCATAGCTACTTGATCAGCAGCTTCTTTTACTTTACTGTTAGGTAATAACATATATTTACTACCAACTACTCCTGCCTCTTTCCATTTATCATGTCCTTCTTGACATTGAACAGAGTAAGCAGATGATTGTATACCATTATAATCTAACGGTACTTTACGTATTTCTGCGTATGGGTTCTTCATCTTAACCTTTCTCTGAATAGAGCTACTTTGCCCTTATCAGTTCTTATCTCACATTTCTTTTGCGTGAGTTTTTCTAGTTTATTTTTTAATATTTCTAACCAAACAAAGGCAGACACAGGTTTACCCTTGTGCCATACCCTTTCGTTTAGTTCTATCCATGTTGTTATCTGTATCATCCTATTTTAGCTCCATTAACAGGGAGATTTACATCAAGATGCTCTTTCTCTCTATTAGCTGTACTCTCTATGCGTAAAGACTTAATAAGATTGCTCTCTTTCTCTTTAAACGGTGTTATAGATAGTACTTTATTAGCATTATAAGCTACTCTAAACGAACCTTTAGCTGAAGCTATATTCATACCTTCCATAAAAGCTGATTTAGTTATTTCTGATACAGCAAAGACAATAATATTATTCTTTACAGCAAGCTCCATCAATGCTTGTGATGCTTCCTCTACTTTCATATTATTATCTGATTTTTGACTACGTAGCAAGCCCATATGGTCTATAACTACAATCTCAGGTTTTCTAGGTAACAACATTATACGTTTTTGTAATTCATGTGGATAACAACTATTATAATCTACAGTAAGCCAATCAAATTGCTGACTTATACCATTAGCATATTGACTATAATGTTCCTTTAATTGTTTTTCATCCCAATTATTTTCCATCATAACAAATCGCATCCACATTTGTCTAGGACTCATTTCCATTTCTACAAAATATGTAGAACGCTTGAAATTATTAACTATATTCTGTAAGAACATTGTTTTCATAGACTTAGGTGGTGCTTGTATAATAACTACTTCGCCTGGATATACAGGGAAATCCTGTCCATAAGGTTTGCCTATATTAATAGGATCATGATTTGTAGTAAGAAAGTCTACTAATTCTTTCTCCATAGCTTTTGCATCCATAGTATTTTGCGACTTTTTAGATTTATATAGTCTGCAACTAGTACTACAATGCTTATCCATCATTACATCACTACAACCATAATTATAACCATTACCATTGTGACCTACATAGCAATCAGTAACTATCTTATCCATTTCTGCTTTACTAAAAGGATGTGATTTTAGATCAACTCTTTGTCGCCAATCTTCCATTACTAATCTAACCATGTGTTCAGGGTATCGCCAACGCAAATGTGCTGCTATGCGTAAAGCTATCTGATGTCTTGAACCTTGTGGGCTACCTGTCATCATCTTTTGTACACATGTATACCATATTGGGTCTGGATTTCTACCAAGAGTTACAGTTTCAAATTTCTTATCACTAGCTACTGTTTTCCTTTTCAATACATCAAATACTGGTTCGCACTCATTTTCTACAAC